TATATATATAATACACGCATGCGTTTTTTGGGGTGGGGTGGTGCAATTCCTTTTATAATAATGCAAATCATTCTCAATCAATACCTTATTAAAAAGAATCTTTTAAAATTTAATATAATCTATGTAATTCTTTTTATATTGGTTATTACTTCATAAATTATCATCAAGAAGAAGTGTATTATGTATTAAATCAATCTATAAACCTATATAAAGCAAGGTAGTGACTACAATCTAATAATAACCAGTCATTATTATTATTTATTCTATTGATTATTATATTGATTATTAAAATCTATTTAAAAGCATTAAATAAGCTTATACAAAGCTTTCTTTAGTTTGTAGTATGTTAGTATATTAAATGTATTTATGGCTAGTGCATGGCTATTTATGAACCATTAAACACTATATTATATATAAAAAAAGAGTTATTAAAATCAATCAATAACTCTTTTTATTTGTAAGGTTTAAAAGTTTATTTTTTTAATAAATATTCATGTACTAATTCCTTTGTAAATTCATATGACAAACCAAACTTTTCAACTATTTCATTTATAATAGTCTCAGAATGAAAGCCATTGCTTATATATCTTTTATTGTCTGGAAAGTAAGAGCCAGTTTTAAAAGCTTTATTTTTATAATTATCTATATAATTTGTTATTTCATTATTCATTGTTATTTTTCCTTCTTTAATTAATATTAATAATCTATATATAGATAAAAAAATATTAATGCAAGTTATTTATTCAACTAACATAAAATTATTATCTTTAAAGCTAGGTAAAAAACCTTTTGCTTTTAAATATAATGTACTATTCTCAGGTTTTAAAAATGTTAAGTCGTTACTATCACCTGAAATCATATTACTATATAAAAAACCTTGCTTTACATATTTATCTATAACTTTTTCATGTATTACAATAGCTATTCTCATTTTTTTACTTAATGCTATATCAACATATTTTTTATATTTACTTTCATTGCTATAGGAAAATGTTAAGTCAATAAAACCTTTGGTATTTCTTAATGGTTTTTTGGTATAGTCATAATATTTAATATTATGTTGTATAGTATAATATTTTATATAATTAAATATGTTAGAGTCTTTTTCAAATTCAATGTCACTTGTACCATTTAATCTAATACAAGGTTTTAAATTCTTTTTATTAGCTATTCTTAAAAGTTTTTCAGTATCTTTTTTTAATAGTTTTAAATATTCTTTTGGATATTGTATTTTAAATAATGCTTTTATTAATCTATATATATTTATATTTTCAAATATAATAGCATTGCCAGTATGCAAAATACAAGTTTTAAAACAATTAGCAATTTTTGCATGTGTACAAAATTGCTTTAAATTATATAAATATTGTATCCCTGTAATATATCCATTTTTAGAGTTTTTACTTGTCTTTAAATCTTTTTCAATAGATAAAAGAGAATTAGGGAATTTACAGAAAGCATTATATATTTTTTTATCAGTAAATATTTTATGCTTTATTCTGGTAGCTATTTCTTTTGATGTTTCCTTTTTACTATCAAATAATAAATTTTCTAAATTATCTATATTATATATTATTTTTGTTTTATCAAATTTCATTTTTTTAATTCCTTATTAAAATTTTAAATGCATATAATAAATTTAATTCTTGCATTTGTTTATATGTAATTTTTTTATTTAAAAATAATTGCATAGTTTTATTCAATATTTTATTTAATTGTTTTTCTTTTTGCATTTTTTTAAACCTTTATAAATTAAAAACTATATATAGAGTATACTAATTAATTATAATTACAACCTATACTTGAGATAGGAAAAACCTATAACTAAAAAGATATATAATAATGTATGATATAGGAATTTCCTATGTAACATATAGGTTGAAATTATATCTAGCTGTGCTATGGTAAATCATATTAAACAAAAATAAGGAAAACAAATAATGAAAACATTATTTAAAAATATAAAGTACAGACCAAGACCAAATAGAATGTTTACTAGAGGTAAATGTGAAACATGGTATGGTATTAAAGGTAAAGGTAAAGATACGCTATGTTCTATATACTTTGGAAGTTTAGCTCTATATGTATACAAACCTAAAACATTTTGGAGTTTAGATAGACTAAACTTTGAAGGTTAAAATAATACTTGACAGGTTTTGCTAGTTCCTGTATTTTAAAAACTAGCATATAAAGGAAAAATAATTAGAAAATTTAGAGGAGAATAAAAATGACTAAAGAATATAAAATATACAATGAAGACAATGAATTAGTAGCTAAAGGAAAACTGTTAGAGATATTGCAGTTACTAATTAATCTAGGATATAGAATAGAGGAGAAAGTATGAATGAGTAGATTATCAGACCAAATACTAGACGAAGAAAACACATGGTATCTTGCAGTAGGTAAGATATTTGATGAGGGTCATAAACACTTCGCAGAATTTGCAAGTGAAGTGACACAAAGAAAACCACACCCAAATCCTAATATTCCTACACATGAAGTGGAAGAAGAACTAGAGGAATTTTGGAATGAAAAATGGAGTATGTTAAGATGAAACATGAACTATATAAAGACTATGCACTAGGCATGGACATTGCTTGTCTAGGGTCTAGGTATAATCTAACTTGTGAAGAAGTTAGAGAACTACTAGGCATAGAAGAAGATGAGGAGAATGAAGATGATTATTAGCAGAGGATATAAATTAACAGAGTTCAGAGATAAATGGAAAACTATTTATAGTAAAACATTTCTGAACAAGTATATACCTATCCATGAAAATGTATGGGTAGATGATAAAGAGTTTATAGAAACTATGAAGAAACCAGAAGGTGAAAGATACATATGGACAATAGGAGAACAAGATTGTGTCTGGTATGTAACAAGTGGCTACCATTGGGTTAATAGAATAGGTTTTATAATAACTAAAAATAAATGGGAGCATGACATGAACATAGAAGTAAAAGGATATTAATATGAATGAAGATTTATACGAAATGAGTAATAAGTTATTAGCTTTTTGTGAGAAGTACAAAGATGAAATTCCTTATGATGACTTAAATAATTTCCATGAGTTATGGAGTAGAATTTATAATAGTTTACAAACAGGAGAATGAAGAATGATAACATTTATGAAAGTTGTTGGAGTATTTGCTTTGTTTCATTCAATAACAAGTGTAATACTTCTTATGTATTTTAAATATCCTATTGATTTATTTATGTTTTTTATATTTGCTACTGAATTTGCAATAGGTATTATGATGTTTATAGGAATAAAAATATTAAGAGATGAATATTACCATATTGGTAACAAAAATGGTAAAAAATAATACTTGACATTAAAATTTATATGAGTATAATATATATAATTTATGGAGAATAACATGATAAAAAAATATAAAACACATACAGAAATTGATACATCTATTGAGAGTATTATACAAGGTGCTTTTGATACGACTAATATAAAAGAAATTCCTATAGAAAAAATAAATACTTTCATAAAGGAATATGATAAAGAAATGTCTAGAGATTTAGACAATCAACATTATAGTGAAGGAGAAGTTTATGACTAAAGAACAAGCACTAGAAAATATTCGTTGGGCATTAGTAAATTATCTTGATGATAATCCTAGCGAAGATGGAGAATTAATTGATAAATCATTTAATAAAATAAGAGAGGATATAGACAATGAAGATTAGAGATTTAATAGAACTACAAGAAGTTATAGAGAAAAAGAATACACCTATTGATATACATGAATATGATTTTAAATACTATTCAAGTTCAGAAGGTAAAGAACGTGACATATTAGACATGGATTTAATTCATGTTATCAGAGCTTTATCCAAGACTAACAATACTTCTACAAAGGATAAAGATATAATAGAAGGACAATTATCTAGAATAAAAAACCATGTAGATAATGTTAGAGTATTAGTTAATTCAATAGAGGAGGATATTAAAGATGGATAAACTAACAGAACATGAACTATTAAATAGACTTGATAATGAATTTTATGATGTTGATTTTCAAGTTGTAACAAGTGCAACAAGAGGTGTTGTAGCTACTGTTCAATTTTATGAAGATAAATTAGATGAGGAGTGTTGTACAGATGAATAAAGATAATCATTATGTACTTATTACTTCCTTTAATGAAGAGGGATATAAACTTTATGCAAAAGATATGCTTAAAAGTTTTAAAAAGTTTTGGAATAAAGATGTAGAACTAGAAGCATGGTATCATGATTGTAAACTACCTGCTGATATTCCACGAGCTTCTAACATTATTTATAAAAATTTAAATGATGTAAAGGATATGATTAATTATAGAAAAAATATGGCTAGATATGATGGTACTCTTGGTGGCACAGTTGAATATGATTGGAGAAGAGATGCTATTAAATGGTGTCATAAAGTTTATGCTATGACTGAAACAGCTAGAATGAGTAGTAGTAAATGGTTGATATGGTTAGATGCTGATACAGTTACTCATAAACCAGTACCAAAAAAATTTCTTAATGAGTTATGTAAAAAAGAAATAGATATACTTCATTTAGGTAGAACTGCAATAGATTATAGCGAAACTTCTTTCGTAGGATTTAATTTACTTTCTGTGATGGCACAAGAATTTTTAGAAGATATGCGTGGTTGTTATAACATGGGTGAAACTATTGCATATAGAGAATGGCATGATGGTTTTATATTTGAACGTCTTCTCAAAATTCATATGGCTCATGGATTAGTAGCCCATAATCTTACGCCAAGTGTAAGAGGATTAGATGTATTTAATCAATCTTCTTTAAATAATTATCTACAACATTTCAAAGGATTTAAAGATATAAATGCTAGTAGATATACATTTCTTTATGATATGATAGAAAAATATAAAGCTAATAAAATAATAGAAACTGGTACTTGGAATGGTGGTCGTGCTATCAAAATGGCAGATGCATCATTTAAACATACAGATGTAGTGCAATATATTGGATATGATTTATTTGGACTAGCTAATAATGAACTAGATAAAAAAGAATTTAATACAAAGACGCACCATACTTTAAAAGAAATACAAGATAGATTAGATAAGTATGCAAGAGAAAAGAAAAAACTAGGAAAAACATTTGAATATGTTCTTCATGAAGGAGATACAAAGGATACACTAAAAGAAAAAATGGATGCTGATTTTGTCTTTATTGATGGTGGACATTCATATGAAACAGTTAAACATGATTTTGAAATGTTAAAACATAATCCTCAAATTGTTCTTGATGATTTCTTTTTAGAGGATGATAATGGAAAGAAACCAAGTGAAGAACATTGTGGAGTTAATAAACTCTTTGAAGAAATTACATTACCAAAGAAAGTTTTAAAGACAAGAGACCCTGTAATGAGTGGGGGAGTTATTGGACTAGCTTTAGTAACTCAATGGAAACAACTCTTACATAATAAGGAGAATGTATAATGAATGAATATATATTTACAACAAAGCATACTGTTTTAATTGAAGCAGATAGTAAAGAAGAAGCAACAGAAATCTATGAAAATCTTGATGACTATGGAGATATTTCTGATGTAGAAATAGAGGAGAATGAAGATGTTCCTAGTAACATATAAAATCCAAGATGGAGAGCATGAATACCATGAGTACTCTTGGTTCTCTATGGGTACTCAATCTGATTATGATGTGGGAGTTATTAAAGATAAGGTACTGATAGAGGAAGTTTATGGTGGAGAAGTTGAACAAGAAGAAGGAACAAATAAATATTTTTCAAGAGATTGGGATACATATATACAAGTATATTCTGTAAAAGATATAACACCAAAAGAATTAGATGTGTTAGATAAGTTTGGAGTGGTATATAAATGAGAATTAAAATTTCAAGAGTAGCTAAAGATATAGATGGTATACCACGAGCATTTACAATTAAAATAAATGGTAAAAAATATCCTAGAAATGTTAAAGGATTTTATTTTCCTGATGATAGAAAAAAAATTACTGCTATAAACCAAGCTATAGAAGATTATAAAATTGAGGAGAATGAATTAGCATGAGTACTATACAAGGTAAAGCATATTGGGCTTCAATCATTACTCCAAATACTACATTTGATACAGATGGAGTATGGTCTATAGATGTTGGTAATCTTAATAAAAAAAATAAAAAAAGAGCTGAAGAGAATGGATTAACTGTTAAGAATAGAGGTGATGATAGAGGTGATTTTGTTATCATTAAAAGAAAAGTTAGGCGTGCAGATGGTGATAAAAATAAACCACCAAAAATTATTGATGCTCAAAAGAATGATATGTCTACAACTAGAGTTGGTAATGGTTCATTGGTTAATGTATTATATTCTACTTATGAATGGGAATTTAAAGAGCATAAAGGAGTTTCAGCAGATTTACACGCAGTTCAAGTAATAAATTTAGTACCTTATAATTGTGATAATGAAGATGAAGCTTTTGAAGTAGTTCCTGAAGATAAAACTAAAACAAAAAAGGAGAAAGAAATGACTGAAGAAAATAGTTTTAAAATAAAGAGAGGTGAATTTGGTTATATTTATTGTATAACAAATGAGTCTTGGAAAGATTGGGTTAAAATAGGTATGACTACTGGACTTAAATCTCGTATAGCAGGTTTTAATGCATGTAATCCTACTGAATGTAAAGTTATAGATTATCACATAACAGATAAGTTACACTTTAATGAGCATGAAGTACACAAACATTTTAATAAGTTTATTAAGAAAAAGAAACGAAAAGAAAAAGTTAGTTCTACTAATACAACTTCGTTAGAGTGGCATAATGTTTCTGTTGCAGAAGCTAAAGAATTATTTTCAAGTGCTATACAAAGTGTTAAAGCTACACATTTAGAAGAACAACTTGGAGAATAAAGATGACTGATGATATGATGTTTGGAGAAAGTAATATAATTAAACCAACAAAAGAAAAACAAGTTACCATAGACAGAGAAGTTTATAAAAGTTTTGTTAGAGAAATAGCAGAAGAAATGTTTCGTAGGTCTACTATGCAATGGAGTTACCATGACCTGCATGACATCATGGGAGATGGAAAGAGATTACCTAAAGCACAGAAGATATATAGACAACACTATGATTTTGTAAGGGCTTGTTTGAAAAGACACTATATAAATCAAGAGGTTAAGAGTGATTAATATAATAATAAAAAAACTATTTGACTTATGCAAGTATATTGTGTTACTATGGGTATTATATATTATAGTTATGATGTTTTTAGGTACGTTTGGAGTAGTATAATGTTTATAATAGGTTATCCAACAAAAGATGAAGATGTTATCATAGAACAGCTAACACATTTTAATGGAGAAACTATAATTTTTAAAACAGAAGCAGAAGCTAGAGCATACATCTCCAAATTATATGTAAAAACAGGTGTTAATGTAGAGCCATTTGAAGATGATGGTTTATTAATAATGAGAGTACAATAGAGTGTGGGTGTGATAGGTTATCCTAGGGCAATTCACTTAATGAGAACTCAACGAAATGCAGACCAAGTTCTCGCCCACAAATTAATTTAAAGGAGAAAAATAATGCATAAATCACAGATACATGAGAGTGTATTAAAATTAGGAGAAGATGCCACGTTCAATGTAAGAACTGTATTAGAATGGTTGGAATATAATAAGAAACTTTTACCTTCACTTAAACGTAGAGTTAGAGAAAAAGAAAAGGGAGCTATAGCAGAGAAAGCAAATGTTGAAGGATATATAAGAATGATTAATCATTATCTACGACATGGAGATTGGTGTAGTGATTTCTTTGGATATAGACAGGAATTAAAAACTAAATGGAAAGTTATTAAGAAATGAGATATATAATAGGAAGTATTTATTTTTTTATATTTATCCTCATGTTATATGTTTGGACAATAAGTGTAATGGCTGATGATGGGAGAGATTGTTTAGCTGAAGCAGTTTATTATGAAGCAAGGTCAGAAAGTTTTGAAGGTAAATTAGCAGTAGCTAATGTAATACTTGAAAGATTAAGAAGAGATGATTTTCCAAATACTATTTGCAAAGTTGTGCATGATGGTGTATATTGGAAGAATAATATAGTAAGAAACAGATGTGCTTTTTCTTATTATTGTGATGGAAAACATGAACGTATGTTAAATATAAAAGCTAAAGCAGATGCATATACAATAGCTGATTTTGCTTTGAATGGTGTAGAACTACATGATACATTAGGTGCTACACATTATCATGCAGTTTATGTACGTCCTAAATGGGCAAATAAATTTTATTTTATTAATAAAATAGGTACACATTTATTTTATTTAAAGGATTATGATGAGAATTAATTTTGTTTACAGAAACGAACACGTCAGAAAGAAAACTACTATTGGTCGTTCACCTTTGAGCAGACCATTAAATAAACATAAACGTAGAACATGGAAAAAATATAGAGGACAAGGAAGATGATTAAAAGATTTAATGAAATAGAATTGTTACGTAAAAATGTAAAGGATTTACAAGGACAATTACAAAATGCTTACATAAGAATAAAAGAATTAACAGAAGCATTACATGAAGAAAGAAAAAGAGCAGGACATAATGACCATTATACAACACCATCAGGATGGGCTATGCCTAATGAAAATCCTGATGCTACACATATAGAGGAGAAAAAAGATGAGTGATGCCAGAGGATTTTGGTTTGACTTTGATGGTACACAAAGAAAACTTTTAGAAAAAAGAAAGGAAAAAAAGATGTCTAAAAATAGTTTTATCCAATGGATAGAAAACGAAGCTAAAGCATATGAAAGGAGTAAAAACATGGCTAAAGCAACAACACCTAAAGTAGAGATGACTTTAAATGATAAACAAAAGAAAGGATTGCTTGATATTTTTAATGCAGGTAATGACTTTCTACAAAGTTATAGAGACTCAGGCATTAAGTATGTGACTGCCTGGGAAATAGAAAACCTTTTAGATTTACTAGATGACATGAAAGAATTATATGGTATCTCACCTAAAATATCTGCTGAAGCAGACAGAGAGGGTGACCACTATCCTAATCATTGGGGTGACCATGTATTTTCTGACGACCCAAGAGCATGGAAACGTAAGGTAGACTAAAGATGATTGAAGATTTGAAGAGAGAGCAAAGTCAAGTTTATCGTGAGTTTCTAAAAGAATATCTGACAGAAGGATATGATTTAGAAGAAGCTAAAACATTAGCTAAACAAGACACTAAAGAAGTTATGCAAGATAAGCTTGACTTTGTAGAAGAATTGTGGGATAATTCATTTGATGAATTGGAATAATAACATGGATAAAAAATGGTTAGACAGAGGTGCTTGTCCTAAGTGTGGCTCTAGTGATGGTAATGTAAACCATTCAGAGGGATATAGCTTTTGCTTTGTCTGTGAAACTAGATTTGGAGAGAGTATGCAAACAGAAACAATAATACCTATGAAGAGAGAAAGTAATATAAAAACTGTAGGTACTTTAGGTGCATTAACTGAACGTAGTATATCTAAAGAAACTGCACAAAAATATAATACAGATGTGAAGGTAAATGGAAATATGAATACCCATCACATCTATAAATACTTTGATGAGAGTGGAAATAATATAGGAAATAAAGTACGTAATGTTTCTACCAAAGATATGTGGGTTGAAGGTAATATGACTGAAGCATTATTGTTTGGTCAGAATATCTTTGCTCCTAATGGTAAATATATAACTATAACTGAGGGTGAAGTAGATGCCATGTCTGCTTACGAATTACTAGGTAGCAAGTGGGCATGTGTTTCTATTAAGACAGGAGCAGGGTCAGCATTACGTGATTGTAAAAAAGCATTTGAATATCTTGATAGCTTTGACCAGATAGTTATATCATTTGATATGGACAAGCAAGGTAGAGAAGCAAGTGAAAAGGTTGCACAATTATTTTCACCTAACAAGTGTAAGATTATGCATATGGAACACAAAGATGCGAATGAATATTTACAAGTAAATAAACGTGAAGAATTTACTAGAGCATGGTGGAATGCACAACCATTTACACCTGCAGGAATAGTTAATCTAAAAGATTTAAAGAGTACATTATTTGAAGAAGAGTATTGTGAGACATGTCTTTATCCTTGGACTAAATTAAATGATAAGACTTATGGTATGCGTACAGGTGAGTTAATTACCTTTACAAGTGGTGCAGGTATGGGTAAGTCTTCTATTATGAGAGAGTTGATGTATCATATGTTAAAGAATACAAATGATAATGTAGGTATACTTGCATTGGAAGAAGGTATAAAAAATACTACCTTTAATATCATGTCAGTAGATGCTAATGCTAGATTATATATTAATGAAGTACGTAAGAAATATAGTCAAGAAGAATTAGATACATGGTTTGATAATACTGTAGGTACAGGAAGGTTCTTTGCTTTTGACCACTTTGGTTCTATTAATAATGATGAAATACTTTCAAGAGTTAGGTTCATGGCACAGGCATTGGATTGTAAATGGATATTCCTTGACCATCTATCTATCCTTGTATCAGGTCAGGAAGATAATGATGAAAGAAAATCTATTGATATTCTTATGACTAAGTTACGTTCATTAGTAGAACAAACAGGTATAGGATTACTATTAGTGTCACACTTACGTAGACCTACAGGAGATAGAGGACATGAGGATGGGAAGGAAGTCTCTCTATCACATCTTCGTGGTTCTGCTTCTATTGCTCACCTATCTGATAGTGTTGTAGCATTAGAGAGAGACCAACAAGCTGAAGATGAAGTGTTAGCAAATACAACTACCATACGCATATTAAAGAATAGATATACAGGAGATACAGGTATAGCTACACACTTATTTTATGATAGAGAGACAGGTCGTATGAAAGAAATTTCTATCCTTATGAAGTAGATGATAATAATTCTGGTGATGAGGAGATACCATTTTAATGAAATGTTGGTATTGTAATACAGAATTAATATGGGGTGGAGACCATGACATTGAAGAAGAAGATTCTGAGTACTGTATAGAAACAAATTTACATTGTCCTCAATGTGATTCTTTTGTAATGGTTTACCTACCTAAAGATAAAATGTGGGATCACTATTGTCCTGTGGAAGAAACAGAAATGTCTATTGGTAAAGATGAAGAATGTAATTGGTGTGGTGCAACAGAAGATTGTGAGTGGAAGGAAAATGAGAGCAGTAGTTGATATAGAAACAGACAGTTTAAATCCTACAGTAGTTCATTGTGTAGTGGCTAAAGATATAGATACAGGTAAGGTCTATCCTTTTCCACCTGACCTGTTGCATGGATTTAGAGATTGGTCACATGGAGTAGACCAATTTATTATGCATAATGGTTTATCTTTTGATGCACCTATTCTTAATAAGTTATTGAATACAAATATAAAACCTAGTCAGATTGTAGATACGTTAATACTATCACAACTATTTAATCCTATTCGAGATGATGGTCATAGCTTGGAAGCATGGGGTAAGAAATTACAAATGCCTAAAGGAGAAGTAGAAACTTTTGATATATATACAGATGATATGTTAGAGTATTGTAAACAGGATGTGAATATAACTCATAAACTTTATGATATTTTAAAACAGGAAGGTAAAGGATTTTCTAAATCTTCTATCAATCTTGAGCATAGAGTAAGATTAATTGTTAATCAACAAGAATCAAATGGGTTTGCTTTAGATTTACAGAAGACTATGTGTTTATTTAATCAATTAAAAGATGAAGCATATGAGTTAGAGAAGTGGGGAAGAACACATTTTGATCCAACAGTTATAGAATTAAAAACAAAAACAAAATATATACCATTTAATATAGGTTCAAGACAACAGATTGCAGAACAATTAGTAAATCTAGGTTGGAAACCAACACATCATACAGATAAAGGTAACATAATAGTAAGTGAAGAAGTATTAGATAGTTTAGATATACCTGAAGCTAAAAAGTTTTCAAGATTTTTATTATTACAAAAACGTATAGCACAAATTAAGTCATGGATAGAAGCATGTAGTGATACAGATGGTAGAGTACATGGGAGAGTACATACATTAAAAACTATTACAGGTCGTATGGCACATCATTCACCTAACATGGCTCAAGTTCCTGCAGTTCGTTCTCCCTATGGAAAAGAGTGTAGGGATTGTTGGACTATTGATAATCCTTATACTCATTCTATAGTAGGTACTGATGCAAGTGGATTAGAATTAAGATGTCTTGCTCATTTAATGAATGATAAAAAGTTTACAGATATATTATTAACAGGAGATGTCCATACAGCTAATATGAAAATGGCAGGATTAACTAATCGAGATCAGGCAAAGACATTTATCTATGCATTTATGTATGGTGCAGGTGCATCTAAGATAGGTAAGATTGTTGGAGCAGGTGCAAAGGAAGGACAGATATTAATTAATAAATTCCTTTCTAATATGCCAGCATTAAAAAGAGTACGTGATTCTGTTACGAAAGCATCAAGGAAAGGTGTTATTAAGGGTATAGATGGTAGGTTATTACGTATAAGAAGCCCACATAGTGCTTTAAACACCCTTATACAGGGTGCTGGAGCAGTAGTATGTAAGCTATGGTTAATCAATATGATTAAACGTATTAAACAAACAGGTGTGGATGCTAAACTTATTGCATCTATACATGATGAATACCAATTTGAAGTAGCTAACAAAGACATTAATAAATTTGGAAGAGTAACAAAGGATGCTATGAAAGATACTGAGATACAATTACAAATGAAATGTCCTCTAGATAATGAATGGAAGGTAGGAAAGACATGGGCACAGACACATTAGAACAATTTACTTTGTTTGATATGAATGAAGAAGATTATATATCTGATGATATATCTACACATAAATGTAGAGAGTGTGAAAAAGTTAAACCTGTTCATTCTTTTAATACTAAAAATATAATACCTCCTCAAAAAAAAGAAGGAAGTTTTTTTCCTGTTCGTAGACAAACACATAAAGGAGATGTTCAGCTATTTGTTTTATTTAATACTTGTAAAGAGTGTGATGCTAAAGGAAGAGCAGGAAGACATGCTAGATTACGTATGTATCCTAACCCTCCTGAAGGTTATCATTGTCCTATATGTAAAAAAAATGAAGAAGAAATTTTTAGTAATCAAATAATTGTAGATAAAGACTATAATATTTATAAAAGAAAATATGATTTAAAGAGTGCTTGGCATCTTGACCATGACCATAAAACAGGAGAGTTTAGAGGTTGGTTATGTAGAACTTGTAATACAGGATTAGGAGCAATGGGAGATACTATAGAAGGTCTTGAGAGAGCTATTAAATATTTGAAAGGAGACTTTGATGGAAGTACAGGAATTTAAAGGTAGAAAAGATCATGCTGATTATATCAAACGTGGTATAGCAGTAGAAAACTATTTTGTTAAGGAAGCAAAGAAGAGAGATTATAATATATGGATTGCTTCTGAAGAACAAAATATAAAACAGCATATAGATTTAGTGCTACAAAAAGATGGAAAGGAGTTTAGTGTAGATGTAAAAGCTATAAGGACAGGGAATAAAAGTAGAGTACCTGATGATACTTGGATTGTTGTAGAATTTTTAAATACTATGGGTGATAAAGGTTGGCTCTATGGTAGTGCTGACTACATAGTGTTTGAAAGAATAAAAGATTTTGTATTTTGTAGTACAAAAGAATTAGTAGTTCTGGCACATAAACTTGTGAATAGAAATGACAGAGTTTCTAGTTATAAGGATGCTGAATACAAAGTTTGGGGTAGATTATATCAGGGTAAAAAAGATTTAATATCTAGGATGGAGATGTCCAAGATATTAGAATTAAAAAATACTTTTATATGGAAAAAAACTGTTGACATTTCTAATTAGATGTGTCATAATTACTTTATTAATAACTAGAAAAGGAGTACACCTATGAGTGTAATAAAAGGAAACGCATATTGGGCATCAATCGTCAGCCCAAATACTACATTCGATTCAGATGGAGTATGGTCAATAGACGTAGGTAATCTTGATAAGAAAAACATTGAGATTGCTAAAAATGATGGTCTCGAAATTAAGAATAAAGGAGATGATCGTGGAGATTTTGTTACTGTTAAACGTAAAGTTAGACGTAAGGATGGTAGCATGAATAAAGCACCTGAAGTTAAGGATGCACAAAAACGTACCATGATTAATACATTAATTGGTAATGGTTCAGAAGTCAATGTACTTTATAGTACATATGAATGGGAGTTCAAAGGTCGTTCTGGAGTATCTGCTGATTTACGTGCTATACAGGTAACTAATTTAGTACCTTACAATGTAGACGCTGATGCAGATGAAGCTTTTGAAATAGTTCCTGATGGATTTGTAAGTAATGAATCTGATGAGGAAGTGTCTTTCGCTTCTTAACCAACCAAGAAAGGATGGAGAGGTGCTACTGAACGAGTATCTCTCCATTATTTATTATGAAAACAATAGATACATTAGTCAAAGATATTTATTCTTTATTTGATTCTAATATTGATAATAAAATAGATGAGAAAAAATTAGAAGAAAATTTAGATATATTTGTGAATGGTTTAAAAGAAGTTGTAACTGAATTTTTTAAAGAGAAACCTGCAGTAAAACGTAACTTACGTTTATCTTCTATAGGTAGACCTGCAAGACAACTTTGGTATGATAAAAATTCAGACAAAGATGTAATACCATTAGAACCTAGTACACGTATTAAGTTTTTATATGGTCATATTCTTGAGGAAGTATTACTTCTCTTCACACGTGTTGCAGGACATACAGTAACTGATCAACAAAAACAAATTGATGTTGGTGGTATTAAAGGACACCAAGATTGTATGATTGATGGTGTATTGGTTGATTGTAAGAGTGCATCAGGTAAAAGCTTTGAGAAGTTTGCTAAAGGAAATCTTCATGCTGATGATCCCTTTGGATATATAGCACAAATATCAGCTTATGCTGAAGGTAATAATGTAGATGCAGGAGCATTCCTTGTTATAAATAAACAGAATGGAGAGATATGTTTAACACATGTACATTCAATGGAAATGATTGATGCTAAAGAAAGAGTTGAATATCTTAAAGGAGTTATGGAGAAAGACAATCCACCTGATAAGTGTTATCCTGATGTGCCTGATGGAGCTAGTGGTAATCGTAAGCTTGCTATTGGTTGCATCTATTGTCCACATAAGCGTACTTGTTGGAGTGATGCGAATGAAGGTAAAGGGTTACGTGTATTTCAGTATGCAAAAGGTTACAGGTTTCTTACGCAAGTTAATAGGACACCTGATGTAGAGGAAGTTACAACATGGTAAACCATTGGGTTAGGTATGATACTGAAGAATCTTTCGTACCTAATCTTGATAAGTTTGGTTTTGTTTATATCATAACCAATATGAAATCAGGTAAAGCATACGTAGGTTGTAAGCAATATTTTAGAGGTAAATCTAAAAAGAAAATGCAATGGGAAACTTATATAGGTTCTTCCAAGTATCTTAAAGCTGATATAGAAAAGATAGGTAAAGAACATTTTACTTTTGAAGTTATAGCAGAATATAAAAACAAAAGAAGTTTACGATACTATGAAGCATACTATCAAATGAAATGGGATGTACTTACTGCTGTGATAGAAGGTACAGATGAACCTGCTTATTATAATTCTTATGTAGGTGGTAAATTTTATAGACCTGTTGAAAGTTATCAAGATCCTGACTATTTAAAAAAACTTAGTGACTCTCATAAAGGACAGAAAGTATCTGATGAAACAAGAAAAAAACTTAGTGAGAAATTAAGTGGTTCTAATAATGGTATGTTTGGAAAGAAACAAACAGATGAAGCTAAAAAAAAGATAGGTGAATTTCAAAAAAAATTAAGTCGTAATGGTAGACCACCAGAAGTAAAAGAAAAGATACGTCAATCTTTATTAGGACATAAAGTATCTGATGAAACCAGAAAGAAACTTAGTAAAGCTCATAAAGGTCATCCAATTTCAAATAAAACTAAAGGTATACTTTCTAAAAAAATGAAATTAATTTGGAAAAAAAGAAAGGAGGTAAAAGATGTCAGTAAAAAAGTCAATGTATGAATCAGCATTATCTGAGTTTGAATCAACAAGAGATAAAGCTATTTCTACTGCACGTATATACTTGGAACATCCTGTTGGTATAGGAGAACATCCCCAAGTTATTGATGAATTTATTAAGCAAATAAAAATAGCTGCTGAAAATGAAGAAGCTATTTATATGTTGCAAAATGCATTCCAAGACGAGATAAGTCCAAAAGAAAAATGATAGATGGAACAAGACTATTTCAGTATAACATTGGATGTATCTTCTAAGAATGGGGAACGACCAGAAAGAGTTTTATTTTTATCTGTTATACTACAAGCATTGTTAGATGCTACTAAAACAAAGAGTAAAGTTGAAACTCCTCAAACAAGTATTGAGAGAGAACGAGCACGTGCCTGGTTTTTCTGTAGTGTAGGTGTAACGTGTGATGATTTTGAGGATGTATGTTATAATGCAGGTCTTAGTCCTGAATATACAAGAAGCTTTGCATATAAAGTAATTCATTCAAAGGAGATAGGATATGTCAGACAAAAAATTAAAAGAGTTCTCGATAAAAAATGAGAGACATAGAGATTATATGAAAAGAAAAAATGCTGAAGAACAAATGATTGCAGAAGAAAAAGTATTAGCAAGTAATCAACAGATAGGTGGTAGTCATTACAAAGATTGTGCTATACAACCCATTGATTTTATCATGGCAAATAACTTTGGATTTTGTGAAGGTAATATAATAAAATATACTACCAGACATAAGAAAAAAGGTGAAGGTAAAAAAGATTTAGAAAAAGTAATTCACTATGCACAACTATTAATTGAAAAGAAATATGGAGATGAAAGATAATGGCAAATAATTATTTACCTACTGAATATCAATCATTTATACATCTATCAAGATACTCAAGATGGTTAGAAGAAGAAAGAAGAAGAGAAACGTGGGTAGAAACTGTTAATAGATTAATAACATTTTTTAGAAATCATATTGAAAATAATATTGAAGCAAAGGTAAATGCTAGTGCATGGAATATGCTTGAAGAATCCATATTATCTTTAGATGTTATGCCTAGTATGAGAGCTTTAATGACTTCAGGTAAAGCATTAGAGAGAGAACATATAGCAGGATATAATTGTTCTTATATTCCTATTGATAGTCCTAAAGCATTTGATGAAGTTTTATATGTTCTTATGAATGGAACAGGTGTAGGATTTTCTGTTGAACGACCATATATAAATGGTTTACCTACTATACCTGATAGAGAATTTGAACATACAGATGATGTTATATCTGTTGCTGACTCTAAAGAAGGATGGGCTAGAGCATTTAGAGATTTAATATCATATCTTTATACTTGTCGTATTCCTAAGATAAGTGTATCAAAAGTAAGATCTGCAGGTGCAAGATTAAAAACATTTGGTGGTAGAGCAAGTGGTCCTCAACCTTTAGTAGACTTATTTGATTTTACTATTAATAAATTTAAAAATGCTAAAGGTAGAAAGCTTACCAGTTTAGAGTGCCATGATATAGCTTGTAAGACAGGAGAAGTTGTAGTAGTTGGTGGTGTTAGAAGGTCAGCATTAATATCTTTGTCTAATTTATCTGATGATAGAATGAGAGTAGCTAAAAAAGGAGAGTGGTGGAACATAAATCCTGAGAGAGCATTAGCAAATAATTCTGCTGTTTATGATGGTCAACCTGATACAGGAACTTTTATGAAAGAATGGTTGTCTTTATATGAAAGTAAATCAGGTGAACGTGGAATATTTAATAGAGCATCTGCTCAAGAAAAAGCAAAACAAAATGGTAGAAGAAATGCTGATGCAGCTTTTGGAACTAATCCTTGTAGTGAAATTATACTAAGACCAAATCAATTCTGTAATCTAACTGAAGTTGTATGTCGTTCTACAGATACACTAGATACATTAAAAAATAAAATAAAAATAGCTACCATACTAGGTACAATACAATCTACCTTTACAAACTTTGGTTATTTAAGGAAGAGATGGATTGATAATACAGAAGAAGAAAGATTATTAGGTGTATCTCTTACAGGTATTATGGATAGTTCTGTATTAAATGGAACTGAAACAGGATTAGAAAGTACATTACAAACTCTTAGAAAAGTAGCTGTTAAAACAAATAAAGAATGGTCAGATAAATTTGGTATACCTCAGTCAACTGCTATTACTTGTGTTAAACCTTCAGGTACTGTTAGTCAATTAGTTGATAGTGCTAGTGGTATACATGCAAGACATAATCCTTATTATCTTAGAACAGTTCGAGGAGATAATAAAGATCCTCTTACACAATTTATGAGGGAATCTGGCATACCCAATGAACCTGATTATCTTAAACCAGAACATACAACTGTATTTTCTTTTCCTATGATGGCTCCTAAAGGTTCTGTATGTCGTAATGATATGACTGCTATTCAACAATTAAAACTATGGAGAACTTATGCTGAACATTGGTGTGAACATAAACCTTCTGTAACTATTAGTGTTAAAGAAGAAGAGTGGGTTCCTGTGGGTGCATGGTGTTGGAATAATTTTAAATATTTAAGTGGTGTATCTTTTTTACCACATTCTGATCATACATATCAACAAGCACCTTATCAGGATATTACTCAAAGAAAATATAATAGTTTAATGAAGAAGATGCCAACGAAAATAAATTGGAATTTACTTCAAGACTTTGAAACAGGTGATAATACAAAAGGATCACAACAACTTGCCTGTACTGCAGGTGTATGTGAGTTAGTAGATATATAATGAAAACAATTTGGTTGTTGTATATACTTGTTTCTTTTAATAGTGATCCTCAATTACAAATAGAAGAGTATAATACAGAAGAAGAATGTATACAAGAGAAAGCAAGGGTCTTAAAAGAAATTAAAGAGGTATATAATATAGAGGATGCTCAAGTACATTGCATATTAAGTACACGATAGAAGAATGGAAAGAAATGAAGGAAATGTTTAAAATTGTAGGACTTCCAAATCCTAAACATTATCCTCAAAGTTTTGCTTATTATTATAAAGTTTATTTACTTAGTAAATATGGTTTACAAGAAAAAAGTTCTTGACTTTTATAATAAAGTGTGTCATAATTACACTATAGAATGCCAATTATGGATTCTATAACTCGCTTAATGAAAGGAGAAAAGCATGAGTTTATTTCATAACATAAATAGATATGCTATAGGATTTGATCATTTGATGGATCATATGGTAGCTCTGCAAAATAATGATGTCTTAGCTGGTAATGATTATCCACCTTATGATATTGTTAAAGCAGGAGAAGATAAATATACTATAGAATTAGCAGTTGCTGGTTTTAAAAAAGATGAATTATATCTTGAGGTTAAAGATCAATACTTAACTATTAAAGGTGATTCTAATAAACGACATTCTAATGAAGAATATCTTCATAAGAATATAGCACGAAGATCTTTTCATAAAAGATTTTCTCTAGCAGAAAACATAGAAGTTGAAGATGCTAGAATGGAAGATGGTGTATTGATTGTTAGTCTGACACATAATATACCTGAAGAACAAAAACCAAAGAGCATTACTATACAGTAATAAAATACTAGAGAGGGTGTTTTATTACATCCTCTCTTATTTATGGAGATATTATGAGTAAAAAAAAGAAAAGTATAAATACAGTTTATATAGGATATGATCCTAGAGAATATGCTGCTTACGAAGTTCTAAAGTTTTCAATAGAACGAATATCAATGGAACCTGTTAGAGTTTTACCAATTAAGAAACCTATTGTAGAACGTATGGGTTTATATAATAGAAAACATGAGATACTACAAGGTCAACCTTACGATATAATAGATGGAAGACCTTTCTCAACTGACTTTTCTTTTACTAGATTTTTAGTACCTGCTCTTAATATGTATGAAGGATATGCATTATTTATGGATTGTGATATGTATGTTCGTACAGATATATCTGAATTATTTGAAATGTGTGATAATAAATATTATCCTTTGTGGTGTGTACATCATAAGTATGAACCTAAAAAAGGTTTAAAGATGGATGGTAAATTACAAGAACCCTATCGTAGAAAGAACTGGTCAAGTCTTATGATGTTTAATTGTGGACATGATTTAAATAAAAGACTTACAGTTGAAGATGTTAATACTAAATCAGGTAGATGGCTACATGGATTTGAGTGGCTACCAGATAAAGAAGCAGATATAGGTAGAATACCTGAAGAATGGAATTGGTTGGATGGACATTCAGATGTTAAGTTAGAAGCAAAGAATGTACACTTTACAACAGGTGGTCCTTGGTTTAAAGATTGGGGTCCAAAGAGAGACCAAGATACTAAGTATGGTATTGAATGGGTTAATGATGCCAGATGGTTACAGATGAATGGATTATTAGATGAAGCAAAGGACTATGTTATATGACAAAAATAAATTTTGTTACTTCATTTAATGAAGATATTTTAAAGAATGTTGGACATCATTTTTTAAAATCAATTAGTGAACATTGGGAACCTTCTTTAAATCTTGCATGTTATACACATGACTGTTCATTAGAAAGTTATTCTCTTCCTAAAAATAAATCTATTTCTTATAAACAATTAGATAATATAGAAGATTATAAAACTTTTAAAGAAACTAATTCAATACATGATGGTACAGAGAATGGACAAGTTGCTTATAATTGGAGACTTGATGTTATCAGATGGGCACATAAAGTATATGCTCTAACAGAATATGCTTTTGAATTAGCAGAAAAAGATAAAGAAGCAGGTTGGTTAATATGGATTGATGCTGATTCTTTTGCTAAGAAAAGATTAGTATCTGATGATATACTTGCTATGCTACCTGAAGCTTGTGATGTAGCTTATGCAGGTATCAGAACAACAGATGATAATGTACAATATCTTGATACATCTTTTATGGCTTTTAATTTAAATAAAAAACCTGCTCTTGATTTACTAGGTGATTTAAGAGGTGCTTATAATTCAGGAGAATTAATTTCTTATAGAGAATGGCATGATGCATTTATAACAGAAAGATTATTAAATATTTATAAAGCACATGGAATGAAGATTATATCTTTGAATGGTATATCTGATTATGTTATGCACTTTAAAGGTATTCAAGATATAACTATGTTACCTGTTAGAGATAGTTCTGGTAGAAGATTATTTAATTTATCTGATGATGATACAAGTCCAGATATTATGCCCACGAGATATAAACAAATTTTAGAAATTATAGAGGAGTATAAACCTAAATCAATTATCGAAGTAGGTACATGGAATGCAGGTCGTGCTATTGAAATGGCTCTTACTTCTTTCAAACACCATGATGAAATAGTTTATAAAGGTTTTGATTTATTTGAAGATGCTACTACTGAAACAGATATAGAAGAATTTAATGTTAAAGCTCATAATACTCAGTCTGCAGTAATAAAAAGACTACAAGAATTTAGAGCTAAGATGATGAAAGATAAAAAAGTATTTACATTTGAAATAGGTAAAGGTAATTCCAGAGATATATTAAAAGATCGTACTGATTTAAATGCTGACTTTGTTTTAATAGGTGGTGGCAATAGTATTAAAACAGTAGCAAGTGATTACAAACATTTAAAACACAATCCTATTGTTATGATTGATCATTATTTTTTAGAAGATAAAGATGGTAATCAAACTCCTGAAGAATTTCAAGGTGCAAATAAAGTATTAGATCAACTTAAAAAAGAAAAGAATAAAAGTATTAGACAATGGGTATTACCTTCAGCAGATAAAGTTCGTGGTGGTGGTCACACACATCTAGCTATTATTTTAAATGATAAAAAATTATCTAACATTCCTAAATCTCTTTTAAATGTACCTATTGTAGTTAATCCTAGAGATTGTGTATCAAAAGATTATATACGTAATAATATAAAAGAGAATATGACTTTAATAGATGAGAAAAAATGGTTAGGAAAATATCTTTATCATTCAGGTAGAGCTATTATAGTTTCAGGAGGACCTTATACAAACTATGATGAATTAAAAGCTACTATTAAAAAGTATGATGGTGAAGCAAAGATTGTATGTGTTAAACATTCTTATTTAAATTTATTAAAACATGGAATACAACCTTGGGCTTGTGTTGTTCTTGATCCTAGACCTATTACAGGTACAAGTACACATGGTATAGTAAGAAAAGATTTATTTAAAGAGGTTGATTCGAAAACTAAATTCTTTGTAGCTTCTATGACTGATCCTTCTGTTACAAAATATCTAAAAGAAAAAGATGCAAACATATGGGGATGGCACGCATTTACAGAATCATTAAGAGACCCTGAAGAACAGAAAAAAGGTATACAAAATAATGCAGTTAAAGTAAATGAAGAGTTAGGTATACCACTAGGAGCTACTCTTATAACAGGTGGTACGTGTGCTGCTATGAGAACCATAGGTATCATGCACACTATGGGCTTTAGAGCTTTTGATTTATTTGGTTTTGATTGTAATATGGAAGAACCTACTAAAGAAATGAAAAAAGAAACTACTGGTGCTGAAGATGAAGAACCAAGACCAAAGTATTTTCAAGTAGGTGTAAAGGATAAAAGTTATTGGACAACAGGAGAACTATTAGCTATGGCTCAAGATTGTGAAAGAACTTTTGCTGATCAAAAAATGGAAATGGATTTTACTTTTCATGGAGAGAATACATTAGTAGCTTCTTTATGGGAAATAGCTCAAGAAAATAAACAACATAAAACTTTTGAGGAAATATTTAATGACTGATTATGTATTACCACGTAAACCAGAACCCTCTCAAGAGTATATAGAATTACTTGATGCTTATAAAGATTTGCATAATGATACAGGTGCATTTAAAGGTATAAGTTTAGTACCTTTTATTCTTGTTATTAAAGATCTTATAAAAGAAAATAAATGTAAAACATTATTTGATTATGGTTGTGGTAAAGGTATACCTTATCATAAAGAATATTTTAAAGCTGCTGATCCTAAAAATAAATGGAAAGAGTTTGATAAACCTATACAAGATGTATGGGGAATAGATGAATTTTTTCTTTATGATCCTGCTTATCCTGACCATGATAAATTACCTAATAAAAAATATGATATAGTATTATGTACTGATGTTCTTGAACATATACCTGAAGATGATTTAGATTGGGTGATAAGAGAAGTATTAAGTTATGCAAATAAAATTGTATTTATAAATGTCTGTGCTATGAAAGCATTAAAGACATTTCCAAAAGGAAAACATAAAGGAAGAAATGTTCATGTATCTCTCTTTAGTCACAATGAATGGGTAGAAAGACTAGCAAATATATGGAGAGATTTTAAACATTTAAAAATTTATTTAGCTACAACAGGAGATCAAGGTGAAAAAAGTTTAAAAGGAGTTTGTATTAAACGTAATACAGATCCTATTAAAAAACCAAAGGTACTATGAACATTTAAATAGAAAGGAGTAAAATAAAAATGTTCCCTTATAATGAAGATGAATGGCTGTGGTTATCAGCTAAAAAAACTTTACAAGGAGAAATAACATGGCTAAACAAACAAAGAAAGTTGTTCAGCATACCAAGAATACTATTCAAAATCTTATGGGCAAACCTTCGTCTAAAGGTTTGGTATTCTTAATAGGTATTATTTTAGTACTTATTATATTTTCTATGCTTGGAAAACCTAAAGACGCAGAATCTGCTGAAGAGATGCGAAGTACTCTTCCTGGTTGGTCTCTTGGGTATAGATATTGGTATGATATGGATGAGAATGAGAAATCCAAACTAAGACTGTTTGGAAAATATAAACAAAGAAGTGGTAATACTTTTAGAATTGGTTGGGATAGACAGGTTGGTAAAGATTTAAATCAATTTGAATTGAATCCTGATGATGATGGAGTTATATTCTTTGAACAGGAGATTAAATTTTAATGAGATTTTTATTAATATTAATTAGTACATGTTTTTTTTCAGCATGTGCTCTTGACTCAAGTCAGGTAGATAGTACAGTCATACAAGATAGTACTGTTATAAAATCTACTGAAGCTTGTACAGATAAAGGAACATGTAAATGATAAAATATATAATAGCAATCCTAATTATAGGAGCACTTGCTTTTGGTGGGTGGTATCTATATCAAGAACATACAACTGAAGAAGTTATGTTACCAGAACCAGCACCAATAACTACTCAAGCAGAATAATGCCTGAGATATTTCATGTAGCTATGCTTCTCATTTGCTTTCATGGGGAGTGTACTACATTTGAGAGTGCACCTTATTCAAGAAATATAAGTGCAGATCAATGTCAAAAAATGTTAATATATACTTTTCAAACTCAAGTTGGTCCTTACTATGATAAGATTATTGATTTTGAAAAAGATAACCCTGAAGATATAGTAATTAAATATGCAGGTTGTGATACAACGCATAGAAACCCTGAAGATGATAATGATTGGAGGATAACACCTAATGTTGATCCAAAACTTCACACGCCAGATCAAAACGATCTTAGGTGGCAACAAGAAAAAGGAAAAGAACTCTAATGTCTTTGTTGTTGCTTTTTATTATGCTGTTATAACAGGTCTTGTTGCAGGTTTATTTCATTGGATAGTTAATTAATGGCATTAAACGAAAAACAAGAACGCTTTGCTCAAGCATATATTCTACATAGGAATGCTAAAGAAGCTGCGAAAGCTGCAGGATATACAGCAAATTCAGGACAAGCTTTAGCTAATCAAGGGCATAGACTTATTCATAATGATGAAGTTAAAGAACGTATAGAAGAATTAGAAAATAATCTTGAGACAAATGTAGATGTTATATCTGAAATAGAAACACAGTATACCTATGCTAAAAACAATGGACATACAAATAGTGCTATTAAAGCATTGGAATTATTATCAAGAGTAAGAGGAGCTAAGAGTGACAAAGAAATTGATATGTCACCTGAAGGTCTTGAAGCTAATATAGTTGATACTCTAAAGATATTAGGTAAGAAAAAGGTTATGGAATTTGTTAAGAAATGTGGGTTTTAATTATTGACCAGCTAAAGGATTATCTAAAGCTCGTTGTAACATCTCACGTAACTTTGATTCTAATTCTGATAGTTTACTATCTATTAGTTCTATTCTTCGTTGTGCATCAGACTCGATTGCTGTACGTTTAGAATCAAATCTGTCACTTGCATGGTCAATCATAGTTCTTAAATCTGTTTCAGTTTGTCTAAGAGAAGTTCTTACTTCTTGATCCATATTACGAGAACGTCTATCAACTCCAGCAACTTGATCTTGTACTTCATTAATATCTTTTCTTAAATCTATACGTATAGTTCGTGCATCATCTTGTGCTGCACCTACAAGTTCTTTTACAGTACGTAATTCTGTACCCATATTATCTTCTAAAGATATTATTCTTTCTTCTAATACATCTAATTTTAAATTAAAACCAGAAAGATCAGGAGCAATATATTCATTTATCTTATCCTCCATAGCAACCCACCTAGCATATCCCTCAAATCCTGCCCATATAGCACCACCTAAAGTTCCTAGTAATGGGAAAATTAAAAATAATCTACCACCTTTTATCTTAATACCTTGATATTCTACTTCACTCATATTGTTGCTGAATCATCCTTTCCATTTGTAAGTTTGATCTAACACTTAGATAATCTCCAAGAGGATCAGGCATTAATTGATCAGTATAAATCTCTTCTTCTACATACCATTGCATTTGTTGTACTATATCTTGTTGTTGATATTGTTGTATATCAGGACCAAGAGCAGTCACTAATGCTATGGTTGTCATCTGTGCTACAGGATCATATTGTGATTGAATTGTAGCAAGTATTTCATTTGCTTTAGCTTGTTTCTTTTGTTGTTGTTTTGTAGTTTCTAATTTCTTTGTTTCTGTTTTCTGACCCACCTCTTCTGCATCCACATCCTTACTCGCAGTTTTCTTTTCTTGTGGTTCAATCTCTTCTTTAGCTTCGTCTTTAATCTCTTCCATATTATTGTCTTCAGAAACATCAGCAACCTCCTTTGTAGGTTCTTCGTTAGTTTCTTCTACAACTTCTACTTCTACTGGTTCTTGTTCAATAGCAGGTTCTTTAACCTCTTCTAATGTTGGCATAGATACGTCAACATCCATCCCTATATCTTGTATCTCTTCTACCATTTCCTGAACTTCTGTTATAACTTCTTCATATGATATAGTACCTTCGTTATATTCTTCCATCATTGCACCCATTTCTATTGGCACGTCTACCATCATCTCTTCCATAGGTTGTTCCATAGTAGGTATATCAAATGTCATAACTATATCAAACTCTTCCATCATCTCATCCATTTGATACTGTTCTTCTGGTGTAGCTATATCATATTGTTCAATAAGTTCTATTGTTATTTGATCTTCCATTAATCCTGGTTGAACAATTTCTATCCATGTTTCTACTGATGTTGTTATATGATTGTAATTAACTGTGTATTCTACATTATCAAAATAATAATTCTTTGCTCCACCTATTCTTATAAATACTTTATCTAAATCTCCTGCAAAATCATATGTTCCTGAATATGTTGTAGGTGTTTGATTATTTTCTAATGTAATCTGTCCTGTATCCCATTGTAAAACATTATTATTATAACCTTTTGTTTGAAAATATCCTGTAGTATTAGCTTTTGAATGATGCATCTGTAATTCCCATTCTAATGCACCTCCATCTGATATATGAAAATCTGATATGTCTACATATTGATCAAAGGTTGTGAGAGAATTTGATGTACCTTTTCCACACGTACCTGTACCAAAATATGCATTACAATTTGGCATACTCGCAGGACCTAGCCCACCCCAATCTAGATCCATATCTCCCTCGTAACGATTTGCTACGATACCTGTATCTTTATGTAGTATATCACCTGTTGTTTTATGTTCAACAGTTGTAGTAGTTTCTGTTATTGTATCTATATGTCCTTCACCTAGATGCTCAGTCTCTATCTCTTGGGTAACTGTATCACCCTCTTCAAGCATTTGTGCATTAGATGAGTAACAATATAAGAAGAACAGAGAAAATACCAAGAGCATTTTCATCAGTAATATATTCTTCATCTTTAATATTTTCCTTTAACCACTTCTCATAATCAGGTCGTTTTTCTGGATTTTCTAACCATTCTTTTGCAGCGTCTACACCAATTTTTCCCATGTATGGGCATGGTGTTCCTGCCATTTCCATTGCTCTAAAGACTCTTTCATCTTGACATAACATGGATACTGCTGCAACTTTCATACCCATAAAATATAAAGATCTACTTAATTTTAATCTTTCACAATTTAAATCTCTTATAGATGTACCACCTGCTATTCCTAGTATCTGTGATTGTATAGCAGCAGATGCAGCAAAGCTACAGACATCTTGATTACTGTTCATAATAGATGGAGCACTTGCAGTTGATGGAGTTCTATCAACGCTAGTTGTTCCACTAACAGTAGAGGTAGTAGATGTTACTG